TCGTCGTCATCGTCGTCAACAGGTGCCGACTTGATCTTGCTCTTGTTCTTGCCCTTCTTAGATTTGTCGTTTTCATCATCGACAGACCCATCCTCTTCCGATTGTAGGTAAATTGATCGGAGTTTGTCATAGGGCAGGACGATCAAGAGATCATCCAAGCATGGGGTTTCATCTTCTACCCCCTCATCCAACGGATCCCGTGTCTTGAATGCAATGGAGGTAGCCTCCACCCATTTCATGCCACCCTTGGACACGTCCTCATACATGATCTTGAGGACGCGGCCTTGTTGCGGATCGGAAAACGTGGTTTCGTCCTCATCCGCCACTTCCAAGAGTTTGTCCAACACCTTACCGAACAGGTGATGGCTTGACTCATAGATTCGGAAACCTTCGTCCTTTTCAGCTTCGTTTATGACAACGAAAAGTTGACGTTCCTTAGGCAACAAGGACTTGACCGTGTCTTGATCGGCATTCGGATCCTTGTTCATCCGCCGAATATCTTCACAGATCGGACAGGGCTTGTTCTTTTCCTTTGCCGGGCAGACAAAGGACGATTGATTGGGGCCGATTCCACGATGAACGAAAAAGGATCGTTCCCAATGGTACTCCCCTTCATCCGCAAAACGATTGCCCTTGCCCACCTTGAAAGGCAGGATATGTAACCGAACGATGCCGGCCTTAGGCTTGAATTGCGTCAAGCCTTCCGGTACACGGAAAGACGTGATTTCCCCACCGGATTGATGTTCACGCATCCGGCGGTCGGATCCGATGGGTTTGCGACGTGATTTTTTTGCCATTCTGATTGTCCTTCTTGAACAGGTAACGGGCTCGAAGGTAGGCATACGTTCCCACCTTCACACAAAAGTAGACTTCCACCGGCAACAGTAAGACGGCGGCGATAATGAGAAAAGCGGTCATGGTTGGGTCCGACGAAGTTTCTTTTTCCGAACATCGTCAAAATGCTCCCGGGCAGCTTCCTTGTGGGGTCCTTTCACGGTTGGGGTGGCAAAGTAGGATTGTCCATGTAAGGACACTAGATTTTCCAAAGCCCGCTTGCGTTGATCAAGGGCTTTGACAGCTGCATCGAACAGATCGGACGTGTGTTCCGCTTCGATCAAAACCCGTTGGGCTTCTCGATAATCGTCTTGGCACAACACGGCGGCCTTGAGGGCAGCTTCGGTAGTCTTGACGATACCAAAGTCCTCAGGTCTTTCTCGAATTTGGGAATCCAAATCGGCGGCCGTTACTTGAAGGTTGGCCTTAGCCCGCTCCACGTCGGCTCTGGCATCGGCCAATTTCTCCGCATACCAGAAAAACATTTCCGGTTGGGCAAGCCATTCTTCGTCCAAATTGTGCTTGTCGATATGCAGAATTTTCTCTGCAAAGTCTTCCAATTGTTTCATGGTAAGTATCCTCCTAGTACAGTATCGGACAAAGGGGCTGACTCGGAAAAACTTGGCGACAATCCACGTTATTCCGATCCAAGAGCAAAACAACAAATGGACGTTCCAAGAAGAAAAAGACCAGACAAAGTTATGGTGATGCCAAAAGGACCGCCCCCATTGGGATTACTGCCGGTTGCCCGAAGCCATTCAGGACCAACAGAGTAGATATATTGTCCTACAAGGGGTGTGGAGATAGCACACACCAACAACAGAATTGCAAGACTGTACAGGACAATCTTTTTCAAGGGTTTCAAGTTGATCTTGTAGTACAGGACGCCTTTTTCGTCTTTATGATTGATGTTCGTTGCCGATGCAAAATTGGACAAACAAAAGGCGACACAAAACGACATGAAAAGAGTCGTTGGGATAGCGATGAACCCAATGAAAGACATTTTGTCCAAGTGAGTGTCGAAGGGGTTCAACCAAACAGCGGCCGGGGACATTGCAGTAGCCAACACCAACCAAAAGAATCCCTTGATCTTGTAGTACGTGGTAGCTTTCATGGTTTTACTTTCCGGTCATAGTTACTCGATAAGCGGCCAACACCAAACCCGGCTTGCGGGAATCAAAAAAGTTCTCTCGAAACTCTTCTAGCATGAGAGCGGCTTGACCCGTTTTGGGTCCGCCCCCTAACAAAACCGACGTAGCATAGGCTAAGACAAGGTGACGGATGCCTTCAGCGTCGTTATTTTCGACCCCTTTCAACAGCTTGGCGATATCACTCCAGGGCCGGGCAGCCAAAAGCCCCCGGGCAATGTCGATAGCGGCTTGATCGTTTGTGAGGGTGCCAGACAGGGCTTCCTTTTGCTCCTTAGACTTGACGTGGGAAATGGCTTCTAGCAACACAAGGGCCTTACGGGCGGAACCATCCGCCAATTCGACCAACCGCCCTAAGGCCCCATCGTCAATGGAAAACCCCTCCTTCGATGCTACCACTTCGCACAACCGGGACAGCATGGCGGTCGGCAACGACTTGACCGCTATTTCAGAACAGCGTGTTCGGATTGTCTTGAGCAATCGTTCCGGTTCCGTGGTAGCCAACATGATCCAAACGTGATCCGGGGTATCTTCCAACAGCTTGAGGAAAGCGTTTTGAGCGTCATTCGTCAGCTTGTGGGATTCGTCGATGATCCACACTTTGGCCTTGCCGTACATAGGGGCAAGGCTCATTTGTTGGCGAAGGTCCCGTATCATATCCACGCCCCGGAAATCGGCACAATTGACTTCCTTCAAGTCCGTCTTGCGGGCCCCTAGAGCCTTAGACACGATGCGGGCTAATGTCGTTTTGCCGCACCCCGATGGTCCGGTAAAGAGAAGCGTATGCGGAACACCCCCTTTGTCGATCATGCTTCGCAACGTCGCTAGAATCCCCGGTTGGCCGAGAATGTCGTCAAGTGACTTAGGGCGATGGGTCTTGTAGAATTCCATTGGAGATTCCTTTCATGCAGGGAGGGAAACTGGGGATTTGCTTGCCCATGAGGCATTCGGTTTAGTCATGTCGGCTTCGACTTCTAACGGCACAATAATCCACGACCACGCGGCTTGCAATTCTTCTACCATCACGCGGCGAATCAATTGCAGGAAATCATCCAATTCCTGGGGGTGGACGTCAGCAATGATGGAGTCGTGAATCTGCCCCACGATTTTTGTCTTCCATTTATGTTTCCGCAATAAGGCTTCCAAACGGATAAGGGACCACAACAGGCAATGGAAGGCAGAACCTTGAATCCCATAGTTGATCACTTCTTTCCGGTTCAACACACCCCAGATCACAAAGCCGGTCAAGGTTTGATAGCCACCTTGCTCCGTGTAGGCTTGCCACCAATCCTTTTTCCATTGCGTGTAAACGGAAAATCGGTCATTCCAAAATCCCCGTTCCACCTCCTTGACGTGTTCCATGAAAGACCCGGGGGTAACTTCTCCATCCTCCAATTCACCCAATTCGGTGATGCCCTTTTTTTCCAAGTGTCGGCGGATAGTTCGTTTGGAATCTGCTTTGTGGAGATCCAATTTGTCCATTGCATTCCACAAGTGGGTTGCACAATTGCCAAAAAAGTCGCCATAGAATTGTGGAAACACAAACATGTTTTTCCCACAATACCGGACCTTTTTGTCTACGTCTTGGATCCGTAGTTTGTAGCACTCGGCGGCCATGTCCCGGTGCATATCCTTTTCAGGATTGCAAATGTAGTCGATCAAAACGGGGTCGTGATTGTAACAAGCGGCTACCCGCACTTCGATACCGGAATAATCCACTTCGACAAGACAATGCCCAAGGCTCGGCAGAAAGGCTTGGCGGACTAGGTTCATCGTGGTTACGTCACGAACCGGGATATTGTGTAGGTTGGGGCTGTCCGACGATGATCGAAACGTGCGGGCGATATGCTGATTGAACACGGTATGCAGCCGGCCGTCCACGGTTTCCCGGGCAATACCTTCCAAGTATGTCGAACACGTTTTCTTCAGTTTTTCAATGGCTAGAAAGTCCTTAGTGAACGGAATGCCCACGTCCTTCAGAACCTCTTCATCGACGGCGGGGCGGCCGGTAGCCGTTTGACGCGATGGAATGAACCCAAGTCCCCCGGTCTTTTTGGAGGAGAACAGGATTTTCGCCAATTGCATCCGAGATCCCAGATTAGCTTCACCTCCAAACTTCCGACGCCACAAGGTAAAAATGTCCGATGATTTCAGGGCCTTGGTCTTGTCGGCAATCTCGGTTTTGATTTCCTCAGTCTTGTTTGCCAAGTATTTCGTGTCAATACAAATGCCGGTGGCACTTATGCGGGAAAAGGCTTCGCATCCTTGAAAGAACAAACGACGGGCTTCATTCGTCACGGGCAGCATTCAGGCGGTCCTTCTGTTGTCGGCGTTGGATCTCGTACAGGTGAAACTCGAAAAGAGAATCCAAACCATTGTAGCGAAGCAATTCGGACAGTTGAATTTCGTCTATGCGATTGTAGGGACCCTTCGTGGTTTCCAAGTAAGGCTTGACATGGGAAGCGTAGTCGGTGACTCCCATTTGGACGAACGATTGGAATTTCAACGACGTAATACCCGGCCGGTTGTCGAGTAGGTGGGTCATGACCATTGTGTCCCACAACCACTTGCGAACATCCACCTTAAACATGCAACGGGTCCACCGATCCTCGAATTGAAGATTGGCGGCAATCTTCCCGATCGGTGATCGGAAAAAATCGATCAAGACAGGCTTCAGTTTTGGGCTCATAGGGAATGCTATGGGGGATTTCCCATCGAAGCAAATTGACATGCAGCGAATGTATGCTTTGGAAAGTTCCGGTTTTAGACAATTGGTCTCATAGTCAAAAGCGGCTTTGGTGGAAACGTCGATCATTCCACGGACATGTTCAATCACTTCATCCGAGTCCATCATAATATGGACGTGCGAATCTACTGAGGGCAGCCGATCGAATGGCGGCGGTTCCGTGGTAGACAAAAAGAACCGTTGCAATTGTTCCCGAAAATGGAACCGCAACATTTGCAGATCCGGTTCGTTTTCCCGCACAAGGGCGGCCGGGTGCCACGTCGGCAACACCCATGCTCCGCTCTTGCGTTCCGGAATGATCCACCCCGCCCATTTTGTGAGGGAATCGGATTCCACCTTGCCCCATGCCCAGCCCATGAAAGATTGGATAGCGGCCTTTCCCAAAACAAGGATATGCGTTGGTTTCAATTCTTCGATGGTGTGGATTACGTTGGGCCGGCAACATTCGATGTTCATTACAGAGGGCATCTTGTTGTTGGGGTTGCACCACACGGCATTGGTCCGCCAACAATCCCGACTGAAATGGATGCCTAGCTTCAGTAGTTCCCCTTCCAAAAATTGAGTGGCTTCCCCAAACAGAAACTTGCCGGCACGATCCTCTTTTGCAGAAGGGGCTTCCGCGATGATCAAGATTCCCTTTTTGCCCTTGCCGGTATAGGACATTTTTGGGGAGTTACACTGCTTGTAAAGTTGGCAGCGGTTGCATTGCGGGGCTTTGGGAAAAACAAGTTTGTGATCCGTGCGATAGGCCGATGCGTCAAACAGCCCCTTCATCCGGTGGGTTCCTTTCCAAGATTTCCGTTCGCATAATCCGCACCGATGCCGGGGCCACCAATCCAAGACGTGTCCGATACGGAACGAAAAACTTTAAGACATGGATTTCAATGATGGTTTCCGTTGTCGATGGGGCAATCGTTAGTTGGATGGTTTCTTTTGCTTTACGTGTCAGAACCAGCATCGTCATTGTCCTCCTTATCACGTTCCCCACGAACACCCAGACAGGTCACGTAAGAAAATCGTCCACCTTTGATGGACAACTTATCCACAGATACAATGGCTTCCGGGTAGTCTTGTACGATCTGAGATAGTAGCTTGGGGGCAATGAGAAACGACAAGGATGGCCCATCGTACACCATTTTGCGGCGTTCTCGATACCATCCGGCGGACCCCTGCCCTTCCACTATCACACGGCCGGGTTCCAAGGAAACCTCAACATTGACTTCCTCAGACGTTTCGGACGCGAATATCTCCGATCGGCTCAAGGCATCGGGAAGGCTCTTGGGGAATTGGATCGTTTCCCCTTCCATCTTGAAAGAGTCGGAAAGGTCCGGATACTTTTCCATGAAACGGCGGCACGACAGCCGCATACCGTCCGGACTTTGGAAATGGATCCACGTTGGGGATTCGGCAAAGCGAATCATGCCTAAGGACAGGACATGTTTCAAGGACGGGCGGCGGACCAAACAAGGAGTTTCAATTCCCATCTTGACGCGGAACCGGGCGGCTTGAAATGAATCGGATGCCTCCACCCATTTTGCAGCCAAGTGAACACAAGACAGGTGGAACGATGCTTGATCCTTAGACGTGCATTGTTCCACCAATTCGATGCCTTGTAGGAATTCCGGGGGCAGATCGTTCCAATCCCCTTCTGGTTCCTCAACAGCCCCCACGTCCAAGAGGATCTTGGATTCCATGTTCAAGGCGGCTTCTCGGCCTTTGCCTTTCACACGCAAGGATCCCTCCTTGACGAAGATCCGCAATTCTTCATCGGGCAGTTTTCGCAGCAACGCCAAGAGCGGTTCAGCGGCGACGGCGGCCGTCAATTCCTCCCCTAAGGTAGAGTCGGTCACGCAATAAATCTCGTCGTTGAATGTTTCCACCTTCCCATTGCGGAAAATGAAACAGGACGATTGATCGATCACTTCCCGGGGGGAAATCCCTGGCACCACCAATTCCAGGGCTTGTAGGAATTTCTGACGTTCAACACGTATCGACATGGGAGATCCTTTCCTTTTGGGTAAGGGGCTATGAGAATATCGGACAAAACAAGGGGGCAGTATAAATACTGCCCCCTTGTGGGCGTTCTACCGAAGGGGGAATAGGGTGGCTTCTATTCCTCTTCAGGAACCACCCAAAACTTGGCCTTGACGCCTTCACCCTTGGAGTAGATGGCTCCCTTGCGAAGGGAACAGATTCGGCGGGGAATCTGAGCGTTGACCGTGGTAGCCATTGACAGCGGCCGACGTTCCGGAAACTTTTCGATCAAGTGATTGAACACGTCGTTTGCAGACACGGGCTTCTTTTCCGATGCCTTGCAAAGGAATTTCCACATCGTATGAATGACCCCCGATTCCCGGGGACCGTATCCCCCCTTAGCCTTCTTGGGGGATTTCTTCACCTTGACGCCTTCAGCCTTGTCAGCCTTCGACTTGACTTTAGCTTTCGACTTATCGGCCTTCGACTTGACTTTGGCTTTTGCGGGCTTGGCAGGGGCCTTAGCAGCCTTCGGCTTGGCTTTGGCGGTCTTGTCAGCCTTGGCCGGCTTCGACGCCTTGGCGGGCTTGGCAGGGGCCTTAGCAGCCTTTTTGGCCTTAGACTTGGCCTTGGATTCCTTCTTGGCAGCCTTCTTCACGGATTCGGCTTCCCGAACCCCCTCCACGGTGGCGTCATCGACTTCCCCATTCTCATCCCCCACAAGGATGGAATCCCCCGATGCGTTCCATGCCAGCACGTCGGATGCGGTTGCCTGAACCTCTTCCGGCAAATTCTCGACGTGATCCGATTCCAGCACGTCGGATAGGGCGTTCAGCTTTTTCGACAGCCGGGCATCGTCCCATTCTTCGGCCGTCTTGAATCCAAGAGCCACGAACAGGGCCTTGGCATCGTCGCGTTCCACTACTACGTCACTCATTTTTTAGCTCCACTTCTGAAAAAGAAACGTGTGTCCTCTAGTACAGTATCGGACAATTTATGGAGATTGTACAAGCAGATCCGAATTACGCAAGACGTTTTTTCCTTTTTTTTGGATATTTGGACGGGGGTCGAATAACAAAGGAATCCGTGTCCGGGTTGAATTTGTTTCGGGAGTAGATGGAATGTCCATCCGGCAAGACGGTTCTTCGTTTATAGATCAAGATATTCAGCTTCCCGATACCCACCCGACCGTGGAGCAACACTTGCCGAACAAGGTTCAAGGCCACGTCGGGTGGCATGTAGTCGGGAAACTCAACGATCACTTTTTGCATGGCCGGTCCTTCAGTTGGATAGGCGGTCCCATGATCCATCGTTGTGGGGAAGAGCATCGGACATTCTCAACATCACGACGAAGTTGCAATGCCTCTTCTGCCGTCAACCCCAATTCCAACGCCAGTTTAGAAGGGGATGGGGATCCGTCCTTGTCCAGTTCGTTTGCCATGACCTACCCTTCAAAAGGAATCCCGTAGGCAATCAGGATCTCCGCAATGCAGCATTGAATGCAGATTGATTGACACTTTCCCTTGACGGGGGCAATGTTCAATCGGGGAGGTTTATCCTTGAAAATGCTCACGGTGACAGATCGGGGCTTGGGCAGTTTGCGGATACCGTTAGAAATCATGTCCATTGTTGGTTGCGTCCTTTACGTTTCGGTTGCTTTTTTGATCGTTTTAGCCAACGCCTTAGCCTTGACAGCCTTTTCCAAACATTCCTCAAGAGTGCTGCCTTGAAATTCCATCTCCTCCCACAAGGTCCAACACCCAAAGCAAACAATGAGGCACGAAGGGTGATCTTCATCGGGATTCGGATTGTCGCCAGTCAATATGACGTAGTCCCCATCCTTTTCACGGAGATCATTGATGCGTGAAAGAACCAAAGCGTCACGTTCCCCTAGCGTCAAGCTACTATCCAAAGGAATCACTCCTTGCTCTTGCAAGCGTTCGTTCAAGTTGGTCCGCTCTTCGACGTGCCGGGGATCCAATGTTCCGTCAGACATGATCATTTTTCCTTGTGGTTGAAACGACGCTTCGTAAACCAATCATCCACCCGTTCCAAAAAATCACACACCATCCCGACCGTGCCTACCACAATTTGAGCGACAACGCAAACCAATACGATCACGGTAAAGGAGGCAAGAATGGCGACCATTGTATTGTTCTTTCACGCCAGAGAAAACCCCCGGGGCTTTTCGACCCCGGGGGCAGACTTAGGAGGTTCAGTTGATCTCGGGTGCGGGGGCTTCCGCAATTGTCACGCCCCGCTCCAAGCAGTATGCCACGAAGGCGGCTCGCTCGAAACCCTTCCACACAAACGGTTGGAAAGCGACAAGCAGGGCTTCGCCCATGATGGGCTTAACGCCCCGCACCGGGATCATGCGGGCAATGCGGGCGATCCCGGCTTCGAAGTCGGAAAGAATGACGTAGCGGGCGTTAAACCCACCAAATTTGGCCGGCTTTAGTTGTTGGGGCTGTTCGTTGGGGTTGTTTTCGTTCATCATCGAAAGGTCCTTTAGGAAAGAGCGGGGTGCAAAAACCCCGGGCATGATTGCCCGGGGGTAGACTCATAGGGTTAGCTGTTGGGGTTGACGTGTGTCAGGTCGATTTCAAGTTCTTGTCCGACGCGGTTGACGATGCAAAGGGCATTCGCGTAGGTCATCGGAAGGCGGGATACTCGGATGGAATTGTCCGACTTGACGGGTACTACCGAAAAACAGGTGGCCTTCGTGATAAGGGTGGCGGCTTGTTGGCAAGACATGTTATTCACAATCAGGCTCAAGACGGTCTTCATCGTTCGGTCCTTTCGAGTGGGTTGTTGTTGCGTGTCTTGCACGCTTGTTCTACTACTATATTCGCACAACAAAGGACTAATGTCAAGACAATTCCGGACAATTTTTCCAGAATTCCGAAAAAAGATCCGAATCCCCTAGAAGAGGGAGACCATCATGGGATTCCCTACAGCCAAGCATCCGGCAACGTGTAGGAATTGATTGTCCTTGAAATCCCCTTCCCGTAGAACCACCCAATTCATGCGGAGAATTCCGGACGCGGTTTCCCCGGGGGTAGCCGACAATCCGACCATTCCGGTTACATGGGCCAATTTCAGCTTGTTCCCGCTGAAATGCGTTCGGTCGATCGTATGGGCTTCGTAACTCGACGCATTGGCTTGAGTAGCAGTAAGGACTAAGCAGTGGAGTTGTTGCGACATGCCCCGTAAAAGTTTCCAAGTGGTATTGATCTGGTCGATAGGTTGTTCCTTTGGAAAGGCAGGGGCTAAAATGTCGGCGTAGTCGATCACAACAATGTCCGGAATCCAACCGCTCTGTTCCCATTCTTTCAAGATGGCTCGAATCCCCAGCACCGAGATCGAAGAATTGGGGTGACAGGACAATCGTAAGAAATCGATCCCGTGTGTTTCATGCAAACGGTCTAGTACCTTATAGGTCCGTTCTCTCGACAATGCTTTCCGATAGGGCTTGTGAAACGTGTCCACGGTAGACAGGGCCGGGCGTCGGGATTCCCCATTCTCTTCCCGTTGGCGGACAGGAGCGTCCCGGCGGCCCCGGCGTCGGTTCTGACGTTGTGGGGATTCCTCTTCTCTTTCGGATGATGGTCCTTCACGAAGGCGAATGTCCATTGGAATCTTGACTTCCCCGGCCTTGAGTGGACGTCCAGTAGCCCGCACCATCATCCGCCGCAACAGTTGGGAATGACTCATGTCCCCCACTTCGAAGAATGCTACACGACGGCCTTGCTCCATCGCTCGCCAAGCCATATCCAAA